GCGCCGCGTTGCACGGCGTGCTCCGCGGCGCGGAGGGCCTCTATGTGCGGCCCGCCTTGTGACGGGCGTCACTAGGTGTGCCTCAGGTGGCGCTCGCCCACGCTCGCCCGCAGGTGGTTGCGACTGCCCACCCTGCAGCACTAGCTTTCCTGGTGGGCGGGAACCGCCGCCCCTGATCCCGGAGGGACCAACCATGAACACTCGCACCGCAGTCATCCGAGGGGGCGACGCCACCCGCGTCGCCCGCTACCTCCCCGGCAACTACGAGGTCATCCGCGAGGACGACGACGGGGACGTGGTCATCAGCGGGACTGACAACGCCGGTTGGACGTTGGACGGCTACGTGCTCCCCCGCCTGTCGTCCGGCCTGATGTTCGGCACCGAGGTGTTCGGTGCCTGCATCGTGAACCGCAACCGCGACGGCGCGACGCTGTGGGACTGCACCTGCCGCGAGTGCCTCGCCATCCAGCGCGACTGGTACCGCACGAACGGGGACGAGGCGTGATCGTTTACCGGCTCACCCACCCGCAGCTGTCCCAGCCGCTCGAAATGGAGTCGCAGGTGGAGCGCACCGATCGGGCGCTCATCGCCTGGGCGACGATGTACATCCTGCGGACGTTCGACACGATGGTCGACCGCGAGGGCTGGACTGTGGAGGTGGCAGCGTGACCGGCAACCAGGGCCACGAACCCATCCGCCCGCCCGTGACACCCACGGCGACCAGGTGGGCCAGCAATCACGACTGGTGCCGCCGAGGGGACAACACCAAGCCTCGCAGCAAGCGCTGAACCAGCGCCCACACCAGCGCCCCGGCCCACCGGCCGGGGCGCTGTCGCGTGTGGAGTGAGATACCCGCCTGATACATTCCTGGTGGGCGGCGCACGTCGCCCCACTTACCGAAGGACCAACCACGATGACCACACCAGCGTTCACCACCGATACGACGCAGTTCGACACGTTCGCCTCGACCGTCCTGAGCCACGGCCCGTTCCGCGCCGCAGGGTTCACCGCCGACGACGGCGTGCGCCACGCCGGGGTCGATGTCCACCGCGTCGATGACGTGTCGGTGGTCATCTGCGACCTGGACGACGGGGCGCAGGCCGTGACCCTCACCACGCACACGGTTGCCGGGTTCGCGACGAGCGTGTCGTTCTACTCGCGCAAGGGCGGCGAGCGCATGCTCGCCATGCTCCGCGAGGCGCTCGACGCGGTCTACTCGACCGACCGTCACTCGCCGGTCGACCCGTACAACGGCGGCAAGTGCGAGTGCGGTGCCGAGGTGGAGTGGACCGGCTCCAACGACCCGAACGAGGGCGGCGACTACGCCGACGCGGACGGCTCGATCTACTGCCGCCTGTAGGGCATAGGGCGTTCCAACGCCTAGGCAAGCGCCCCTCGACCACACCGGTCGGGGGGCGCTTGCGCGTCCGGGGGCGTGTTTCCGCCCCTGCAGCCACGATCCCCTGAGAGTGGCCTCAGTGGCCCGTAGAGGCACGAATGGCCCGTTAGGCCCTAAGCACCGCCCACGCTCGTTTGCGGCGCTTAGATCGAATCGTAGGTGATTGAGAGCCACTCCCGAATGTGGCATCTACCTGGTGTGCAAGGGCCTAAATGGCCTATACCCCCTACTCCTAGTAGGGCTAGCGGGCGTTCCCTTACGCAGCAAGGGCTAGCGGGCATCGTGCCTGCAAGTGCCCACTGGTGCCCGATGTGTTACTTGACGGTGCTACCCTCGTATCCGAGGGGCCACACCGGCCCGAGGCCCGAGGAGGACCAACCATGAACCAGTCCGAGTACAACCAGCAGAGCGAGCGGGAAATGTGGGACGCAGCAGTCCCCCGCCCCGCCAGCACCACGCCGGTCCTGACCGCCCGCTACCGCCGAGTCATCGTCAACCTGTACGCCAAGGTGTGCGAGGCGTGCGGCACGCCGGTTGCCGTGAAGGCGGGCTACAGCGCCCAGGGCGCGGACGGGTGGCGCACGTTCTGCACCGCCTGCGCCGAGCAGCCCAACTTCACGGCGTTCGCCGCCCGCATGCTCACCGTCGCCCGCGACCAGGGCGCACCGGCCACCGCGGTGGAGGCGATCGCCCCCGTGCTCCGCGACCTGATCGCAGCCAAGGACAACGCCGACCACGGGCTGGCTCAGTTCGACCCGGCCTACGCCGCACTGCTCGACCTGCGCCTGTCGGCGGTGCGCGAGGGGCTGTGCGATGACCCGCTGTACCAGGGCCTCACGCTCGCACTCACGTACTGCCAGGGCCGGTTCCGCGAGGCTGCCGAGTCGATCCTGCGCCAGTGGGAGAGCAAGGGCAGCATCAGCCCGGGCCAGGTGAAGTTCGGCAACGCCATCGCTGCCGACGCCAACAAGCGGGCCGAGGCGGCGGCACCCCTGCCTGACGTGCCCCCGGCCCTGTACATCAACGACGCAGGCGAGGTGCGCCGCATCTACCGCATCGGGTCCAGCCGCCTGGGCTGCCGCCGTTTCAACGGGACCACGTTCCAGGCCGAGGGGTCCACGGGGCTGCGCTCCGTTGCGGACGGCCTCGCCAACGGCACCACCCGCATGCTGTCGGGTGCCGAGGCAACGGCGTTCGGACGCCAGCACGGGCGGTGCTTCAACTGCCTCGCCATCGGGCGTCCGGGCGTGCTGACCGAGGACCGTTCGCTGGCCGTGGGCTACGGCCCTGACTGCGCCGACAACCACGGGTGGTACTACCCCACGGCTGCCGAGGCCGACGCCATCCTCCGCCCGAAGGCGTGACCCACTCCGAGGGGCACCCTGTGACAAATGCCACAGGGTGCCCCTCAGTGGGGGCGAGTGCCCACCAACGCCCGCCCGTGCCTGTACGATCCCGCCTGTGACCACTCCCGTTCACACCGACACCGAAGGACCAACCGTGACTGACCCGTTCAACGCCGATGACCTGCTGGCTGCACTGCAGTCCGCTGGCGCGGCGACCCCCGCCCCCGCTGCGCCTGCAGCGCCCCCCACGTACCGCGAGGTGGCCGAGCGCCGCATGGGTGGCGACGACGTGCTCGCCGCCAGCAAGGCGACCGAGCCGAGCCTGGCCTACGCCGTGCCTGGCATGGCCCGCCCGTTCCTCGCCCACCAGGCGGCGGCGTTCCTGTACTGCCTCGCCGCCATCGCCCGCTGGGGCGGATCGATGCTGGGCCATGACATGGGCCTGGGCAAGACGCAGGTGTTCCTCGCCATCATCAGCGAGTGGCTGCACCGTGCGCGCACGGCTGGCGACGCCAACCCGTACGCCATCCTGGTCGGCCCGCCCGTGGGCAAGGGCGGATACATGAGCGACCTGCAGGCGGCGTTCCCCGACCTGCGGTTCGCACACCTCGCCGGTCGCAAGCCCTACCGGCCCGAGGCTGCCGACGTGTACTTCATCAGCGATGACCCGCTCACGCTCCGCGCCTGGCTGACCAGCGGTGCGGACAGCAAGGGCCACCTGATCCCGAGCACGTTCGCCCGGGGGGCGACCATCCTGGTCCGCGACGAGATTCACCGCGACAAGGGCGGTGCCAACGCCAAGATCACAGCCCGTGCAAAGGTTATGCTCGCTGTGACCCAGGCCCTGCGGGCCACCCAGCGCCCCGTGGTCGGTGTCACCGGTTCCCTACTCCTCAATCGCCCAGTAGAGGGGTTCCTCCCCCTGCAGATGGTCGGCGGGCCTGAACTGGTCACCACGATTACGCCGGGTGCCGCACGGCCCGCCAGCTACCTGTGGCGCTACTGCGGTGCGGAGACCTCACGGTTCGGCACCTCGTTCGCCGGTTGCGACGTGGAGCGCATGCTCGAACTGCACGACTACCTGCGCCGCACGGTCTACTGCCGCATCGAAAAGGCCGACCTGGGCGGGCTGCTCCCGTGGGGCAGCTGGCTCATCCGGCAGCTGGCCCTGATGACCGGCGAGATGACCCGCTACAACCGGCTCGCCGAAGACTTCCTGTCGGTGGTCATGGAGGAGAAGGGCGTGCTCGCCGCAGAGCGTGCGGCCCGTGCGGCGATGATTACGCAGATGAACGCCATGCGGATTGAGGCGGGCGTCGCCAAGGCTGCAGCGGCCGTCGAGTACGTGGCCGACCTGGTCGACCAGGGACGCCAGTGCGTGGTGTTCTACGAGCACAAGCTGGTGTTCGCCAAGCTGGCCGAGGGCCTCGCCAAGCGGGGGATCGACACGGCCGTCATCAACGGCGAGGTGTCGGGCGACCGGCGCACCTCCGAGATTGAGGCGTTCCAGGCGGGCCACGCCAAGGTCATCCTGGCCCAGACTGCAGCGGCCGGGATCGCCTGCACGCTCACGGCTGCGGCCGATGCGGTGTGGGTCCAGCTGCCCTGGTCCGCAGGCCTGTTGAAGCAGGCGTGCGACCGCATCCTGCGGGCCGATCAGATCAGCCGGGACCGGGCGCTGCGGGGCGAGGGCGTCGAGTGGCACGTCCTGAACACCTGCTACCCCGACGGTAGGCCCACGATTGACCATGCAATCTGGACGGTATTACAGCAGAAGGCGATGGTGTGCGACGCCGTCAACGCCGGGCGCGAAATCACGATGCCCGAGGGCACGGTCCAGGAGCTAGTCGTCCAGGAGTGGTTCGCCCAGGAGCAGGCCTACCGCACGGGCGGCAAGGTGCCCAGCCGGTTCGCCCCCAAGCCCGCCCCGGCCCGCACGCCGGTCCCCGAGGCGATCATGGACGTGGTCAACCCGATCCCCGACCCGCCCACCGACGACTGAGCGCCACGGTCCCGACCGAGCACCCCCGGCCCACCGGCCGGGGGTGTTTCGCGTCCGCTACGCACCCCCTCACCGCATTGGCCCACGGGGCCACCATTGGCCTCTGTGTGCCCCGTAGAGCCACGCAAACGCCCCCCTGCGGTGTCAGGTGCCAAACAGGCCCTGCGTGGCTTAGAAGGCCACTGAGAGGCCTCTCGTCGAATCGCCCCTGGTCACCCCATAGCCCCATATGCCATCGCCCCTGGTCACCTCGACGCGCCCCCCTGCGCGGCACCCCGTGCCAGGCGTCACCTCGACGCGGCCACGCCCCGAGCACCACGGGGACGCCCCAAGGGCGGCGTTAAGCGCGAGGCACCAACGACTGCAGTGCCACCAATGGGAGCAATGCGAGCACGACGCTGGTTGCTAATGCCTCTACCCCCCGCCACCTAGCCCTGCGGACGCGTGCAGTCGCACCGCACCAGCCGACGCAATGCGTCGTATGGCAGCGGCCACCAGTGGCGCAATTGGAAACTATGGCGTGGCACGCCACGCCATCAATGGCCTAAATGGTGGCGGCTGCGCCGCCACCATTGGCCTAAGTGGATAGGCAGCTGCGCTGCCTATGCACGCAATGCATAGGCCATGAATGGCCTATTTGCACCTAATGGCCTGGGCGAAGCCCAGGCCATTAAGACCCTATGCCGCCCTCCGGGCGGCGGAACCCCCGCGAGTGGTTGGAGGGAAGGGCCGAGGGGGGAGTAGTGCCTGACTGGAGCGTCACCTTCTCCTCGCGAGTGGGGAAGGTCTCTCATCCATATCGCCATATGCCCTACGCCCGGGGCCTCTTTGGGGGCTTCCTCTGCATGGGAGCTACTTGCCGACTACAGGGCGACTACTTCCCATTCCTTGTAGGGGGAGAAAGGCCTGGTCAGAGGCCCTGCGGTACAAGGAATGGGAAGTAGGCCGCATGTAGGGCACAAGTAGGGGCCATGCGCCATGTGCCCCCGAGGGCGGGAGGAAATCCACTGTTGGCCTAAAGAGCCAGTAGTGGATGGAGATGGGATGTGATACACTGTGCCCATGAGTGACCACACCGAACCCACACCCGAAACCCACATCATCCGTGTCCACACGGGGGAGGGCGTCGTCTACGCCCGGTACATGGAGCCGTTCTTCCTGCCGATCCCCGGGTCGGAGCGCCTGCTGAACGTCTGTGGCCAAGCGCCCGTTCCGGCTGGGCTGACGCAGCAGGAGGTGGTCGACCACTTCCGGGCCGAGGGCTGGGAAGTGGAGCAGGACCACGGGACGGACTTCTACAGCCCGGAATGGGGGGAGTGATGACTGACCACTCAGGCCACAACGACCCGCCGAGGGATGCGTTCAGCCCCGATTCGCCCTCTTCGATCGACTTCGGGATCGAACTGGTGTCGAAGGAGACGTGGGAGGTGGCGTCGGGGATGCGGTTTGTCGAGCAGCGGGTGCTCATCTCCCTGGCCGTGGGGTGCGGGTGGAAGTACGACATCAGCAAGGGGATCCATCTGCAGGCGGTGGACGGGACGAAGATCGATCTGCCGATCCAATCGAACATCAACGCCCGGATGTTCAGGAGCCGGGTGAACACGATCGTGAGGCACCGGTCGTTCGAGGGGACGAAGGGCGGGCTGTTGAGCTTGGTGGAGGGGCTGATCGCCCATCCGAAGGTGAAACTGGACCCGGATCGGGTGCATGTGCTGCGGGAGGCGGTGGGACTGGCCGATGAGGCCCCTGCGACAGCGCCAGTGGAGCCAGTGAAGCCATCGAAGCGGACGGTGGTGAAGCCGGTGCCGAAAGTCACCCATCGGAAGCTGCGGATCGTCCGGGAGGAGCCGTGGAACGCCCACCGGAACGCCAAGGGGGAGACGTACCCGAGCGAGGCGGTGATGGAGCGGACGTGGTCGAACGACACGGTGGACTACCGGTGCCGGTGGGAGGAGGATCTGAGCGATCGGTCGAACGGATGCGACTGGACGAGCGATTCGCCGCACTCGGTCGCCAGCCACAATGCGGGCCACAAGCGGGGGATGGGGACCCAGCCGCAGCCTGCGGTTGATGGGCTGGACCCGGAGTGGGCGGTGAACCCGCGGCGGGCGACGCGGATCCGCAATCTGGCGCGGGAGATCGACGGGGCGTTGCAGGCGGCGATCGCAGAGGGGATCGTGGCCGACCCGGAGTGGTTGGCCCAGTGGATCATCGACCACCGGATCGACGCCTTGCCGTCTGCGGGTGGGAGCGAAGAGGGCGAGGCGTTGCTGACCACAGAGCAGATCCTGGACAAGATCGCTGCGCTGTGCGACCGGGGCCGGGGCAAGGTGTTGCGGGAGCAGGTGGACACGCTGCAGGGCCAGGTGGAGGCGTTCATGAGCGAGGTGACCGAGGCGAAGGCGCTTGCGGAGGCTCAGTCGCTAAGGGCATCTCGGGCCGAGGGCAACCTGAAGACCCTCGGGGAGATCCTGGCCGACCTGCAGACCCAGCGTGATGCGGAGGAGTCGACCGATTGATATCGGGGTATGGGTGTGCGCGGCGGGAACCGACACCAAAGGAGTCAGAGACATGGGCACAGGAAACGCAGGGGGCGGCGGCGAAGCTGCCAGCCCCAGGGAAGCCGATCCTCGACAGGACAATCCGAACAACCTCCCGGACAATCCGAACAACCTCCCGGACAGGCCGGGGTACGACCCGGACAAGCCGACGACGTACGTGAACGAGGACGCCACGGAGGAGCCGCCGAAGAAGGCGAGCAAGTAGGTCGGGTCCGGGAGGGGGCCGCGGCCGCAGCGCACCCCTCCCGTTCCCTTAGCGACAAACGCTAGAACGGGCCGTTGTGGTCACGGAGCCATGCTGCGGCCTGGGTGACCTGCTCGCTGGCTGCCCACTCGTCCAGGCGGTCTTCGTCCCAGGTGTGGGGGTCGGTCCACAGTTCGACCTCTTTGCCCTTGGGGGGCGGCGTGAAGCGCTCGCGGTGGACCTGGCGCGCCGGGTGGTGGGCGGTGTTCTGTCCTCGGGCCATCAGAAGAGGGTTCCTTGGTTGGGGTCGGGGCGGTGTCGCTTGGGGCGGATCATGTTGCGGACGGTCTGACGGCCCGCTTCCATCTCGGCGTGGGGGATGGGGTGGTAGTCGGCGGCGTCGAAGGCGGAAGCTCCACGGGCTGGCCTCGGTTCCTCCCAGGTGATGTCGTTCATCGGCTGGTCCGGGACCTGGGCCTTGTTCAGAACGCCGCGCGCGCCGAGCTTGGTCACTAAGCGATGGGAGTGCTGGGAGAGGTTGGACGAGGGTGAGAGGCCGATCCCGGTCTGAGCGAGGGCGTCGTTGTTGGCGACGCCCAGCATGGTGCCCGCCATCGCCCGGTGCTTGCGGGCCATGGACATCAGGAATATGTCATTATTCTGGCGTCGCACGGTCTGCTTGAACAGGGGGATCTGGACCTCGGAGATGGAGGGGTGCCGGTGACCCTCTGCGATGGCGGTGTTGGTGGCCCAGGTCTCGTCGTGGCCCTTCCAGGAGGCCTCGTCAGGCTCACGGGTGGCGATGTCCCAGCGGCCCTCGCGCTTGTCGGGGTCGTTGGGGTAGATGATGTCCCCGGTGTGCTGCTTGTAGTGGATCACGCTCATCGACCCGACTTCCATGCCCTTGTGGTGAAGCTCGAAGTGGGTGGAGTCAGCGAAGTCGCGCTTGCGGACCATGGAGTAGCCGCCGAACTGGGACCCCTTCTCTTCCACCAGGCCAGAGTAGTCCCAGGTCGCTAAGGGGATCAGCGCGATGCTACTGTGTTACTCGCTGCTGCCCGGCCTATCTTGGAAAGGGCTTGCGGCCTAACTAGGCGGGGGGTGCCTCGGGTTGGCGCTCGGTCCACCCCTCGCCGCAAAGTCTCTTAGCGACATCGGCGGAACGGCGGGACCATGAACAATCAGCGACCCTTGGGTGACAACCAGCGCCACGCTCTCAAGATGCTGGGCCGTCACCGGTACTACGCGCGGGACGGCGAGTGGGTGTGGGTGAGCCACGGAGCCACCCTGTATGTCCTCAACGCCCTGGTTCGGCGGGACCTGGTCTACTTCGACCCCAGCGATGAGTCCTACCGTTTGACCAGCGCTGGGATAGCGATGACGGAGCGCCTGGGATACACACTCTCGGCTGCCCCCTGACCACTATGATCCCGGCCCATGAAGGCACGGGTGGCATCAGCGGTGATAGCGGCGGGGATCCTGATCGGTGCCCCGGTAGCGGCCTCCTGGCAGAAGAACGAGAGCTTCCCTCAGGGGGGCGGCTACTACACGACGACCACCCATCCCGCTACCTCAACGACACATCCGGCGTACACGACGACGACTCACCCGGCCACGTCGACCACGGTGGTGGTGACCAATCCGCAGACAGTCCCCACCACAAGCACCACTACGACGGTCGCACCCACTTCTACGTCCTCTACTCCGACATCTACCTCGACATCTACGACGGCACCTTCTACGAGTACGACCTCTTCGACCTCGACAACTATCGCCCTGACGACGACGACTGAAGAGTCCAAGAAGGTCTTCGTGTGCAAGTTCGTGGGGACCCCGGGTGACGACGAGCGGCTGCAGACGGGTCAGAACCCGATCTCGGTCAGCGTCAACTCGATCCCCGACTGGGACGGCGTGATCGGCTCGTTCTTCGCTGACCAGCAGGGCCGCAGCCGGGTCATCGCCTTCGACACCGGCCAGCCTGAGCCTGACGTGTCTGAGTGCCTCCCGGACGGTGGTACAACCACGACATCGTCCAGCAGCACCAGCAGCACCACGACATCGTCGTCCACCACGACAAGTTCGACCACCGCGCCCACAACGACGACCTCCACCGTCGTGCCTACGAGCACGTCTACGTCCTCAACTTCTACCTCGACCACCACGACCACCCAGCCTGGGGTGACGACGACCACCTCGACGACCACTATCCCGGCCCCGACGACCACCTCGACCGTCCCGGGGTCTACGACGACGAGTTCGACCACCTCATCGACCGCGCCGTCGACCACTACAACGACCCTGCCTCGGCCGAGTCTCCTGGGTATTGACGACTTCGCCTTCTGCGGTGACGACAACCTCCCCGAGATCTCGATCACCTTCGGCAACCGGCCCGACCTCACTGGGCACTTCGGCCTCCTGAGCTTCTCGGACGGCACCGACTACCCCGGCAACCCCCTCCTGTTCGTCGCCAACGCGACGATCACCATCCCGTACCCGCCCAGCCTGACGACCCCGTTGACCCTGACCTACAACCTGGAGGGGGAGACGGCGACGGCCGTAGTGACGCTGCCCGAGGACTGCCCACCGGAGGAGACGACGACATCAAGCACTACCACTTCACCGCCGACAACGTCACCGCAGAGTTCCTCGACCACTACTTCGACCGTTTCCCCGTCCACCACCACGATTGCTCCCACGACGAGCACGTCCACCACGACGACGAGCAGCACGACCACGACCAGCACCCTGCCTGACACGTTCACGTTCGGTGCTGCGGGCACCGTCTGCGTGCGCGAGGTGCCGACGATCCGCATCACCTTCCAGAACCAGTTCCCGTCGCTCGCAGGGCGCACGGGAACGCTCACCATGACGGCGGCAGCAAATGGCGAAGTGGTATCCGTACAGCCTCTGGTATACGAGCCAGGAGCGACAGTGGACATCCTCTACCCCGGCACCGAGGTCAACGCAGACGGTTCGGTCGCTGATGTTCCCGGCTGGATCCTCAACGACGATGGGTTCTGGATTCAGGATCCTTCCGACGCCTTCCTGCGCCAGGGCATCTTCCTCACCTACACCGTCAACCCCACCGCTGGGCCTGTGCTGGTGACCTACCCGCCCGAGTCGTCAGCGTGCGCCAACCCCAACGGGCCGTTCCCGCCAGGGCCGACCACCACCATCACGCTCCCGCCGTTCCTACCACCGACTGCGTGACATATCGGCATATGCCGTAGTGGTCTAGACGTTGCCCCTCTTGGGCTTGCGCGGCTCCCAGTCTTGACCGGGCTTCCAACGCCGTAGGACGCTGACCTCCAGGTTCTTGACCACGGGGCCGAGATCGGGCGACAGGGGGTGCTGCTCGGTCTGGCCGATCGAGCGCACCTCATGGGGCACCCCGGCCTGGGCCAGCAGCATCGACGCCCGGTTCTCCCGAGCCAACGGGAGGGGTCCCTCTGCCGGGGTGCGGTCATCGCGGTAGTGGATCGCCCGAGTCACGTCCTTGTTCACGTCCACCCCAGGCTTGTCGGGGGGATGCACCTGCATCTCGGTGTACGCCTGGTCGGGGCCGAAGCTGAAGTGGCGAGAGCGAGGAGCGCCACCAGGTCGTGCGGTCACGCCCTCGGAGGTGTCTCGGCCCAGTGAGTCACCGTGGGAGAAGGTGATGTGCTCGCGCATGTGGGGCCGCAACTCGAACGCCGTGTTGCCGTACTCATGCACTGCGTCGACCGGATGGTTCTCGTCGGTCAGCCCTTCGCTGGTGTTGGCGTACTCCTTGAGGTCGGTCCCGTGGAGGTTGTCCCGGAACTCGCCGTGCGACAGGTAGCCGTAGACCGGGTGGTTCGCCCGGTCGGGGAACTCCTGGTCCTCCCAGCCGATCCTCTCGTCCGAATCCAGTAGTGCCCCCGACGTGCCGGTGTCGTGCTGGCTCAGGAGCGTGCGTGACGCTGCGATGCCCGACAGGGCAGTGCGTGGTGCCCTGATCATCATCGGGGCCGTCTCCCCGATCTCCTTCAGCACCTGGCGGTGCGGACTCATCCCTGCCCCTGACAGGTGGGCGGGTGCAGGCATCCCGGCGAACTGGCCCTGGGGATTGTCCTTCTTCTTCGCCATCAGAACAGCGTGCCCTGGCGGGGGTCGGGCTTGCGGGTGGCAGTGCCGCGGCGCGGCGGACTCTTGCGGTTGTAGTTGGGGATCGGCTCCTTGGACGGCCCATCAGCGTCGCTCACCCCTCGGGGGTCGGCGTTGCCGCCCCGAGCTACGCGGCGCGTGAGGTTGCGCCCCGCGCGCACCGCCTGCTGGGGGACCACGTCGTTGTTCTTGCCCGAGTAGCTCAGGGCGATGCCGAAGTCCATGTGGTTGCTGGCCGGTGCCGGTGCCTCGCTGGTGGCCCCACGTTGGTGGAGATTCTTGGCCAGCTTGGCCGAGTGGGGCGACAGGTCACCAGAGGGCAGCAGGGTGCGGCCGAAGTCCTGGATGTTCTGCATCTGTGCGATCCCCAGCGCTGTCGGGGCATGCACCCGACCCTCGCGCGTGCCCATCAGCACCGACACCGTGGAGCGGCCTGGCTTCGTGGACATGCCGAACAGCTTGCCCTGGCCTCCTGGGCCAGGAGTCTCCAGGTCCCTCTTGGCAGCGAGGAGGTGGTCTCCACCGCTGCTGGTGGCCCCGTGGTAGTCCACGTCCTCCCCCTGGCGTCCGGGGACCCGGTCCTGTGTCCGATGACGAGTGCCTGTGAGGTGCTCCCACTCCGATGACGAGATCGTGGCGTTATCGCTGGGCGTGGCGTACACCGTGCGGTCGGGCATCTGGTTGGTCGCCAGCGTCAGGTGGACGTGGCGCTTGCCGATCGGGTCAGGCTTGGTGTACTCGTACCAGTCGCCCCCCTTCCCCTGGGGGGTGTGGTGGAACTGACCACCGTTGAGGGAGTCGTGAGCGGTCATCAGAACAGCGTCCCTTGGTTGGGGTCCTTCTTCGGCTTCTTGGCCTTGAACTGCTCGGGGCTGGTGACGCCCCGGGGATCAGGGTTGCCGCCCTTGACCACGCGGCGGACCAGGTTGCGCCCACGGCGCACCTCGCTGGCATCGATCTCTGTGCTGGAGCGCTGGCGGTTGTAGATGCCGGGTTCGTCGTTGAAGCCCATCCCGTTGGAGGGTCCCCCAGCGGGCGGGGCCTTCGTACCGGCCTTCTCGGACAGGTGGGAGGCGAGCTTGTAGGAGTGGGGCGACAGGTCGGTCGACGGCATCAGGCTGCGCCCGTAGTTCTGGATGGACCGGTTCTGAGCGATGCCGATCAGCGTCATCGCATAGGAGCGGGCCTCGCGGGTCCCCACCATGTAGTCGACCTTCGACGTACCAGGGGTCGTGTGCATCCCGAACAGCTTCGGCTGGTTCGGGTTGTCGGGATGGGGTGCCTCGAAGTCGGCCTTGGCGGCGGCGGCTTCGGGGGGCGAGGTCTTGTACTCGTCGTCGTCCTCCCAGTCGGCCCGGTCCCGTCGCTTCGTTTCCCGGATACCGGCATATGCAACGTGGGGTGGTTCGTGCTCCACCGTCATCGTCAGGAGCGAGCGGTCCCGCACGGTGCGCTCGACCTGCTGGGTTTCGCGGTTCCACTGCGGGCCGACCATCGGCCTGACTACGTCGTACTGCTCAACGTCGTGGCCGTAGCCAGGGCGCTCATGATGCATGAACTGCCCGCCCAGCTTCTCGTTCGCGGCCACGTAGTGGAGCGTAGACCTCCGGGCGCGCCTCAGACCCCGATCAACACCAGCAGCTGTTGATCGGGGTCTTCGTCAGAGGCCAGACGCTCATGCCCCCACTCCATCGCTTCCGTGACGGCGTCGAACACAGCGCTGGACACCTCACCGACCGAGAGGTCGGCCATGGCGGCGCAGGTGTCGGCGTCGAACAGCGAAGCGTGGTTCATGGCCAGCACGGCCAACTCGGTGGGAGCGAGCGCGCACAGACGGCGGGCGTAGTCGATGCGGGTGAAGATGCGAGCCATCTGTGGCCTCCTTTCCGAGTTGAGTAACTTACAGGAGTGTTACTGGCAAGGCAAGTGAGTTATTGGTGTTACATTCACATCATGGACTTCCTCGCTACTGATGGTGCGCGCGTCGTCACACTCCTCGTACTCTCGGGAATCGTGATCTTCGACGTGATCTGGGAGTGGTGGAGGCGGTGATTACGTCATGACGCAAGTCATGGTGGCACTGGGGTGCGGGCTGATCGTGCTGGTGATCGCCCTCGGTATCGGTGCGTGGTTGGAGCAGGGCGGCAAGAGCAAGGACGAGGACTATGACGACGAGTGAGCCGTCCAAGGAAGAGTTGTTCGCCTCGATGCCCGACATCAGGGTCGGCACCGACGAGGGCGAGATGCAGTGGAAGTACACCGACGGTGTGTGGCGCTGGAAACACATCGCCTTCGATGGCACCGTGATCGCAGAAGGAGAGGGAGGGCCATGAGCGAGAAGCTGACACCGGAGCGGGCCGTGCGTCTGCTCAGGGCCAAGGCGGGCGAGTTGGAGCAGTACGTACTCGACTCCGTCCCAGTGCGTCCGTTCGACCCGATGGTCCTGGTCGCTGACGTTGCTCAGTTCGCCGCCGACATCGCCCTCATCGCCCAACTGCTGGCCGACCACATCGAGGCCAACCAGACGGTGCGGATCACCGGCCCGGAGGCGTCGGGAACCAAGTACCCGCCGCGGGACGAGCAGACCTGCCTCGCCACACGGTGGAACGGCCACCCGGTGCATGAGGGCGAGCAGCACGATCCCCACAACTTCAAGTACGGCCCGAACGACATGTACGAGGGTCACTGCGCCGGGTGGAAGATCCCCTGGGGACCGGATCACCCCGACTACGACGAGATGGGCCAGTGATGCCGCTTGACCAACTGATCTGGCACAGCTTCCAGCAGAACTACCACGCCGACCACTCCAACGCCGCCATCCACTGCGCCCCGGTGCGCTACAGCCCGATCACGTTCCGGCTGTGCGAGTACATGTGGGACAACTTCCCCAGCTACCAGGTGAACGACGACCTGCGCGACGTGTGGTTCGACCGCAAGCAGTACGAAGAGGACAGGGGCCGATGATCATCAACGGCTCCGAGTGGAGCGACGCAGAGATACGTCAGTACGCCGAGCAGGAGCGTGACCTCCACGACCCGGCCCAGCAGGAGGGCAACGGCTACGAGCGCTGCGAGCACTGCCACTACACCCGTCACCCCTGCTCGGTCAACGAACTAGCGACGATCGTGCTCGCCCTCCTCGATCTGGTTGACCGGATGCTGGAGAAGCCGTGACCAACCTGCACCGCTTCGGCCTGTGGCTGGCGATGATCACGATCATCATGGACGTGGCGATGCTGGCGAACTACTACCAGTGAAGGGCGTGTGGGCGTTCCTCTTCATGGCCTCGCTGATGATCCTCTTCGGAGGCCTGGCCTTCCTGGCGGTCTGGTTGGTCCGTCACTCCGTCGAGCCGTACCACGCCCCATAGGGGGATATGGAAGAGGGGCCGGATGTGCCCATCCGGCCCCTCTTGGTTGCCTCCCGAGGGTGTGCGTGTCGTGCGTCTCATCTCGGAAGGGCCGCAGTTCCAGAGTAACACATGTCACCTGGGGCACTCGCGTGCCCCAGGTAGCCAAAGGTTTCGTTTCTTTGGCAAGAGTGATATCGTGACGCCATGCCTGACTCCTCCGAGAAGTACGCCACCTTCAAGCGAGACGACGTGATCAAGGTGTCAGACGGCTACGCCACCTTCCCGATCGGGGCCGAGATCCCCGACGCCGTGGTCATCCGCCGTCAGGACAAGTTCGCCTCCCCAGCCCTGGCGACGTACGCAGCGATGATCGCCGTGGCCGTGAGCCTGATCGAAGACCCCGTGCAGCGGACCAACCTCCTCCAGGTGGCCGATTATTTCGAGCACCAGGCCCAACTGGCCGCTGACGAAGGAAGGAAGATCCCCGATGTCTGAGACCCACACCAACAAGGCCACCGTCACTGACCAGGCCCTGCAGGAGGCCTTCATGGAGGGCTTCACGGACGACCAGCCCGACTCTGGTACAACTGACGACGTGCCGAAGCCGATGGAGTTGACCGTGGAGGACCTGATGGTCCTGTTGGGCGACATGCCCGCCGACGCCAAGGTGGCTCTGATCACCCGGCACGGCGAGGCCGAGTCGTTCACGGTCACCCTGGACGAGAACACCAGCTGGGTGCTCCTGGAGGGTTGATGAACCCGGGCGACGTTCTCGCCGCCCGAGTGCGGGAGTACGTCGCCACACAGGTGGCACCGGAGTCGGTCGACCTGACCACTCAGATCGTCGGCCAGACCTTGTCGGCCCTGATGGCCGACCCCACGTTCACCTGCCACCTACGAGTCGTTCAAGAGTTGCTCCAGGAGATCCAGTGGCTGAAGACCCAAGTAATACACCAGCAGAGGATCCTCGCCCTCTCAGTGGCTGGTACTTCTCCTGGGAAGAAGCCGAGAAAGCGCGCCGCCGCCGCGAAGAAGGCAACGCCACGGACTACCTCGCCTTCAAGGACTACGGCCTCCAGCAGCAGAACACCCACTACACCTTCACGACGGGCAGCAACACCGGCCCAGCGAGCTTTCACGAAGGGCTTCAAGCAAGCACGCCGGTAGTCCAGTCGCCCAACGCGCAGTGTCGTCAGATGGGCCACAAGTGGCGTACGAACGGGTTCTACGAGAGCGGTCAGATAGAGCAGTTCGTCTGCGAGCGGTGCAACATGACCCGCACGGCGACGGTGACGTGGTCGACGGGCCAGAACACCACGGCGAACACGGTCACCGTCAAGCAGCTTGAAGACATAGCGAAGAAGACGAAGCCCAAGGAAACTCCTGTGGAGTTGCTCCCCTGGGTGTGTTTCTACTGTGGCGCAGTGTTCGATGACGAGGACACCCTCCTCGACCATGAGGACGACTGCGCCGAGGCGTAAGGACGGGATTGGCCCACCCTCTTCAACTCGCCCTTTCGTAGGGGCCGGTTGGTCCTGGAGTGTGTCTCGTCCTCCCCCCTGGTCCGTGTGGAGTCATCCCGGACCAGGGGGGCGACGGGCCTAGTTGGCCTGCGAGTTGAGTCGGTTCCAGATCTTCTGGAGCTTCTCGGGCCGGTCATCCATCGGGATGTCAGCGATCTCCATCTCCAGGTGCTTGGCCTCGTTGGCCCGGAGAGCTAGCGCCAACGACACCTTGGCAGCGATCTCCGAGGGGATGGCGACCCAGGCCGTCTCCTCGTCCCCGTCGTGGATGCCGATGATCACCTTCACGTCACCGTCGAACTCGCCCATGCGGAGCGACACGGAGACGTTGTTGCCCTGGACCATCACCGGGTCCAATGTAACAACGATTCGGTAACGTAGGCGTCGTGGCCAAGAAGGCGGGTGCTCCTCCCAAGACATCGGCTCCTCGCCAGTACAACCGCGACAAGTCTGGCAAGTTCGCCAAGGCGGTCAAGGAGCGGGCTACACGCAAGGCCCAGCCTGCCGAAGACCTCGAAGACGCCGACGATGGTGGCGGGGAGGTCCTCCGCACCGACCTCGGCCCCTGGGCCGAGACGCCCTCGTCCTCTCGCGTATCGGCATATCGCTACGACTACCTCAAGCGGGAGACGCAGGTCACCTGGCGGAACAACAACAATCCGGGCTACGCCTATGAGGGCATGAGCTACGAGGACTTCCGCCGCTTTGCCCGGATCCTGTCGAAGGGCAAGTACATCAACGTCATCGACAAGCAGTTCAGCTACCGGCGACTCACCCCCGACGAGGTGCAAGCGCCGTCCAACCGGGACCGTCGGGGCGTCAGCCGGGCCAGCGCATGATCATCGTCCACTCGGTCAGGCCATATCGGGATATCGAGTTCTACTGGGGTGTCGAGCGCGACGACCCAGGGAATGACCGCCGCCCAATCACCTACGCCTGGTTGGTCGAAGACCTCCCGCCCTATCGTCGCTCCCGGTGGGGGGTACGCCTGCTTGCCGGACGACGTGCTCTCCACCTCGGCATCTGCACCAGGGGCGAAGACCCCCATCGTCGGCTGTATGACACTGACCTGGACGAGATCCGCAGATGGAGAGGACCCCATGTCGTTGAGGAAGAAGCCACCGCCGATCCCGGAGGCGAGCCGCCTGGACCGGATGACCGAGACGGACCTGTACCTGGCGCTGGAAGCGGACCTGATCAACGCCAACCGCGTGATGTCGGTGTACCAGCAGCAGCCCAGTGACCGGGAGCCATCACTGGCTCAACTGCAGTCTCACCTGGAGAACGCCACTGCGGAGGTCAAGGCCCTTCGGCGCAAGCTGGTTGTGATTCTGCCAAACAGTTGATATGTTTGGCACATGACCGACACCCAGCCCGAGTACGTCATTGAGGCGCGGTCTGGACCGCTCTTTGGTGAAGAAGTCATCCGCTCCATCGAAGTGCCCTTCAGTGACCCCGAAGCCGAACTGCACGTCTGCGAGATGTTCGAGAGCTACCGCGAGTACTACGAGAGCCGCAACGATGTCGTGTGGGAGGGCCGCGAGATGCGTGCCGATGGCACCCTGTCAGGTTTGGCCCCCGATGGCGTCTCGTACCGGATCACCGTCACGCCCCCGCTGCCGGTGGAGGCAGACGCCCCTACCCAGCCCACGCTGTGGTGACTGACGCCGCCTTCACCCAGCTGGAGAAGCGGGTGGAGGCGTTGGAGAAGCACCGCTCTGGGCGCAAGGGCCGTCCCATCCTGGTGTCCGAGGTTGGCGTGTGTGGCCTCGACCCCGAGCGCAACTCGACCCTCTGCCCCGACGCCACGCTGTACCGGCGCAACCAGGGGTGCCAGGGCGAGGCCTGCTTGAAGAAGGCGTCGAAGTATTACTCGGACAGGCGGGCGAAGTCCGAGTAGAGTGGTCATAACCCGGTCTGGATGTGGTCACGTCCTTGCAAGCGGGTTCGGTGCTGAAGAGGGAGGCCATCCGGTGGCCTCCCTCTTCCGCGTCATACCTGGTATGACTGTGTGCCGTGAGCTTGATCGAGGACCTTGGCTACGGCCCGGATCCAGAGGACCTTCTCGAAGAGGAGGTGGACGACTCCCCCGACGAGGACGAGGAGTACGTTGAGCCACTCGATCCAGAGATGGCCGGGTTCCTCGACCAGCTGGTGCAGCGCACCATCGTCTTCTGCGAGGAGCTAGCGGGCTTCGAGTTGTTCCCCTACCAGAGGACCCTGGCATATCGCATTATCGAGTCCCTGATCCTCGCTGACGCCGAGGAAGTCACTGGCCTGATGGCCCGCCAGTCGGGCAAGAGCGAGGTAGTGGCCACCACACTGGCGGGCTGCATGGTGCTGTTCCCCAAGCTGGCCCGGACCTACCCGGTGCTGGAGAAGTTCAAGCGGGGCGTGTGGGTCGGCATCTTCGCCCCGGTTGATGACCAGGCCGACCTGGTCTTCTCCCGCATCGTCTCCCGGCTCACCTCCGAGCATGCGGAACTCATCATGCTCGACCCCGAGATCGATGAGCGTGTCGACGGCAAGTCCAAGGTGCTACGGCTCTCCAGCGGCTCGTTCTGTCGCCGTCAAACCGCCAACCCCCGAGCGAAGATCGAAGGGGCGTCGTATCACATCATCATCCTTGACGAGGCCCAGGATGCCGATGACCTCGTAGTGCGGAAGTCGATCCACCCGATGCTCGCCTTCTACGCCGGGACCATCGTGAAGATCGGCACCCCCGGCTACTCCAAGGGCGACTTCTACAAGGCCATCAACGTCAACAAGCGCCGCCAGGTGTCCAAGCGTTCTCGGGCCAACCACTATGAGTATGACTACCGGACTGTCTGCAAGTACAACCCCTCCTACAAGAAGTTCATCGAGAAGGAGAAGCTTCGGCTAGGCGAGGACTCGGACGAGTTCCAAATGTCTTACGCGTTGAAGTGGATGCTCGAACGAGGCATGCTCGTCACGGAGGACGAACTTGACTACCTGGCAGACCCATCCATGCAGCTGGTCCGAGGATGGCACCGCTCGCCCTGTGTGGTTGGGATCGACCCCGCCCGAGTCAAGGACTCCACCGTCGTCACCGTCACCTGGGTCGACTGGGACTTCCCCGACCCGGCCGGATACCGCGAGCACCGCATCCTCAACTGGCTGGAGATCAACAACACCGCCTGGGAGGAGCAGTACTTCGAGATCATGGAGTTCCTCGACCCGTACAACGTCGCCTTCATGGGCGTCGATGCACAAGGAATGGGATCAGCGGTGGCCGACCGCATGGCTCGACTCATGGGATCCCGCTGCGAGGTGATCCCGTTCTCCAGCGACTCCAAGACCCAGTCGGAGCGCTGGAAGCACATGATCCAGCTGATCCAGCGCCAGATGTTCGTGTACCCCGGCCACTCCAAGGCGCGGCGCACGCGCGTGTGGCGCAGGTTCCGCCAGCAGATGGTCGACGCCGAGAAGGTGATGCGCGGGCAGTACCTGCTCATCCAGGCTCCCGAGGAGCGCGAGGCGCGCGACGACTACGTCGACAGCGCCGCGCTGGCCTGCGCCTGCAGCATGATCGAGACAGTGCCCATCGTGGAGCAGGTAGATAGCCCCTTCTACCGGGGCCGTTGAACTAGGCTCCGGTCGATATCCCGATAAGGAGGGACGCATGAGCTACCCGGACCCGGAAGTCCAGTACGAGCACGCGATCGCCGTCAACAACATGCGGCGTGGTCCGCTCCGCTTCGAGGAGGGCGTGGCCACCGACACCGATGTGCCCAACGACTTCGGCCGTGGCGCATATGGCGATACGCAGGGTGGTCCCGATGGATACCCCTACACCTGCATCAAGGGGCCTGAAGAGACGATGCGCGAGCGCGCCCATGTCGGTTCCTCGACGTGGATCGAAGCACCGACGATGCTCAACGACTTCGTCATCGGTGCGTCGGTCGGCCAGGGACCGCCGCAGTGGGAGATGGAGCTTGGCTCCGAGCAGCGCCTCCTCCGGCTCAACCCGGCGATGGTGAACGACTGAGACACTGTGGCGGCGAAGAAGGCTCCCCAGTACCTCACGCCGCTCCCGAAGAAGCCAGGAGCGCAGACCGGTTCCACCATGACCGGTGCGCTCATCCTCTCCGGGCCGGGAGGCCAGCCGGTTCCTAAGCCGCGGGCCAACTTGGTCCAGGCCTCGACCCACAACGCACCGGCTGGCCGACCCAAGTCCAACCTGGGCAACTATCTCATCCGGCCGACGCCCGACAGCGACACCGGGTTCGAGATGCTCAACGACAAGCCCGAGATGCTGAAGCAGGTCCAGAGCAAGTTTCTGAAGCTGAAGCAGCTGCCCTACGGGTTGCGGCCGACCGGGCTGGTCGCACCGCAGACCCCCAAGTACACCGACCGGCCTGACGTGCTGGAGACCAACCGGGCCAAGGGGATCTCCCGTGGCTTCCGCGATCCGCGAGGGAGGAAGGGCTGATGGGCGTCACCCAGCGAGGCACTCCGAGGGGTACCAACTTCCACACAGAGGCCGAGGAGGCCAACTACCCGGTGATGGGTAGTGAGGCCGTCCGTCACCAGCCGATCAGCAAGGCGACGGGTGAGCCGAAGCTGACCAAGGCGGGCAACCCCAAGATCGTGCTCAAGTTCCCGGGGACCATCGACTTCAAGGACCCGAAGAACATCGTTGCGGCCACTGCCAACTTCGCCCATGCGATCGAGTCCTCGCCACCGCAGTACGTCGAAGAGGGCAAGCTCTGGTACCCCAAGGCCAACGAGGAGGTCCAGCGCTCCCTGTCCACCCGTGGCTTCCTCGGTGCCTCCAGCGATCGCAACCTGTCGGCGTCGGGCATCCTCGCCTCGGTGAGTCCCAACACCGACTGGGACTCCCGCAACGTCCAGGCGCTGACGGCAGTGAAGTCCCTGGGCGGCAAGCACTGGGACGCCATCGTGAAGGGCCAGCCGACGCGTCGTTCGGCCCACCGCCTTGACTACAACGACGCCATGACACGGCTCTCCAGCACCGCCCTGTCGAACGCCAAGCTGCCCGAACTGCAGAAGATCGGCCGACTGGTGCAGGGTGAGCACCCCGACGACGTGCTCGACCGGCGTACCTCGCCCAAGACGAACAGCTTCATGCACAACATCGCTGATCCGTCCAGCAACTACGTCACTCTCGACGGTCGGGCCTATGACACACTGACCAACCGGTCGCGGCCGTGGGAGTTCGGTCGTGGCCTCTCCAAGGCAGCGCTCCCTTCCGGCAAGTCGACCCGCTACGAGGACGTGTCGCACATCGTCGGCGCTGTCGCCCGATCGATGGACATGGACCCGTCAGCAGCCCAGGCGGTGGCGTGGACCCACGTCAAGTACGGGATCGAACAGCAGGACCGCACCCGCAAGCAGGGGCCAGGCCGTCGTGGTCAGCCGTACTTCCACCCGATGACCGGCGAGCCGATCCTCCACATGAGTGGTCAGTTCAATGGGTAGCTGGCTTGTGCTTCGACCCCGGCACCATGAACGGGATCTCGGGACGCTCGACATCGTCAGCGGCGATCCCTGCTGCGTCGAAAGCCTCCGTCAGCTTGGGCACCAGGTACCGCGCCTGGCGCAGCGCAACCGCCGCGGCGTCGGGCGATACCGGGCCACTGAGCTTCGTAACGATGTCGAGGACGACAGCAGCATCCTCTGGAGACAGAGTGATCTTCGTCGTCTTCGGCATGCCATGAGTATATCACTCTAGACACCAACAAGGGAGACAGCCATGACCGAACCAACGCCCACTCCTGCCGAGGACGACCCCACCCGGCGCGACCAGGCCAAGGCCCAGCTGCAGACGGCGGTCGAAGGCCTCAAGGCCGAACTCGCCACTCGTCTCGACCAGTTCCTGGACGAGGTCGGTGCTCTGATCTGAGATGGTCGCCAAGAAGGAGCCGTTCGGCGGCAAGAAGGCCACGCCCTTCGGCAAGGGCAAGGCCGAGCAGGAGAAGGCCAAGCCAGGCAACAAGGACAAGAAGAAGTGAGCAGCGGACCTGGCACCAACAAGCCACGTAGTGAGGGCCACCCTGGTCGCCAGGTCAGCGCTGCCGCCTTCGGTGTCGGTGACACCATCCACGTCCCCGGACATGGGGCCTTCCAGGTCGACTCGATGGGCAAGCGCTACTTCACCGGGATCAGCGCCAGTGGCAAGCGCCTCGGCCAGACCGGCATCGGCCTCGCCAAGGGTGAGGGGCTGGCGGGCGGTCGACCGTGGAAGGTTGAGCGGGGTGCTGACAGCGATGACCACGATCACGCTGCGTGGCAGCACGCTTTCCGGCCAGCCCACGCTGACGAGAAGGAGGAGTGATGGCGAGTGGACATGGGGTCATCAAGCCCCGCAACGAGGGGCACCCCGGCCGTCGTGTGGACGCCAACCGGTGGCTTGGCACTGGCCATGAGGACGTAGAGGGCTACATCCCCCGGTCGGACAAGAGCACGTCGATCATGCCCCCGGGCCTCTCCAGTGACCGGAAGGGGCGTCCCCATCGCAGCATGACCTCCACCGGCCTCGACAAGCCGCTCATGTTCGGGGTCGGCCCGACCGGCCCGTATCGGAGGCGCTGATGGCAGTGACCAACCGCGCCGCATGGCCCAGTCGACGGGTCGGTGCTGAACGCTTCGGCGGGCGCAGCAGCATCGGTGAGGGTCGGGTGACCTCCATCGTCGGCCCCCAGCGCGGCGTGACCGTGGGTGCTGACCAGGAGATGGCGGCTGGCCGTCCAGCCGGTTCGTACGCCCACCCCGTGCATCCCGGCTACCGGCGCGACTACAACCCGAAGCCCCTCTTCCCGGGTCAACCCGTGCTCGGTGGTCGGCGCAAGCCGCAGGCACTGGAGCCAGAAGCGCCAATGAAGGCCTACGTCAAGAAGCGATGAGCAGCGAGTACCGCGGTGAAGTGAAGCCTCGGCGTCAGCCGACCCGTCACCACATCCTGATGTCCTCCGCTGCCCATGACCGCCGCCCCGTCGATGACCCCTTCGCCCCGATCAGCAGCAAGCAGTTCCCAGCGATGTACACCCGCTCGCCCATGAAGAACACCTACCGTTCGTACATGCGGGCCAAGACCCCCTACACGAAGAGGCAGCGGACATGACCATCGCCTTCCAGCCAGGCAGCTATCGCGCGGCGGCGTCTGACCTCACCATCGCCATCAG